CCCAGTGACCGTGTCTCCTTCGGCAATAGCTGTGCCTGTTCCACTATTGAACGCAAGCTCAAAGCCCAATGCAACTGCCGCCCACCCGCCACTTGTGGCCTTGAACATCGCCGCGCTGGCGTTGCCCACCACGTTGCGCCAGGCGTAGACGTCACCCTTGTACAGGGCCACACCCAACACGTTGCCAGCGCCCGGCACCGCCTGAATGCTTGAGCGGTACTCGTCGGCCGCCAGGTTGCGGTACTGCGCGTCAATCAGACCATCGGCACTCACGCCCACAATGGACGTGACAGATGCCTGCACGACTGCGCTGACCGTAAGGTTCTCGCCGACCACAAACGTGCCCGTCTGGCGAGTGATGACCACGTCGGAGCCGCTTCTCGCAATGACCTTGCCGGTCGCAGCAGAGGTTGCACCCGTCACGGTGTTGCCCACCGCGATTGTTCCGGTGACCGTGCAAGTCAAGATGTTGTACAGGGCGGCCGATGGGCTGGGCCTGCCATCAAACCTCTCGTACCCGGCGATGCGGGTATAGCCGCCGCTGACGTTGCACTCAAAGTTGGCGGCTCTGCGTGCGAAGCCAGGCGGCAGCGTCAGCGTCGGCGTGACCTGATCCAAGCCTCCTCCGAGGCGGATCAAGTCGTACTGAACGCGAGGGAGTTGAGCCTGGGCCATGGTGCTACTCAGGCCAGGGGATTCCCCAGATACAGCTCAGGAAGCTGTTCCCGCTCAAGCTGATTGCGCAGCCTCGAGAATTGCGTGGTGCCGCGGGACAGCACCTCAGGAGCAGCCTCGTACAGACCGTAGTACTCCATGGCCTTGTAGACGATCGCCAGATGCAGGTGAGTCGGCAGGGCCGGCGTGTCAGTGTTCGCGGTCATGGACACCGGCAGGATCTGGTACTCGCCGCTGATCTGGTAGATGTCGTCAGGGATCTGGCCCAGCATGACCTTCTTGTCGTTGGGCATGATCGCAAAGACCACCGGCCGGCCGTTGACCTGCACGTTGAAGCGGTAGGTGTTGCGGAAGACCTGGTACTCCCACTCGACCAGCCACTGCTCGTCCTGCACCCCGATGCTTTTCTTCTGGCAGCGGAAGGTGTCCTTCCACCAGTACCGAAGGTCGGTCATCGGGTTGCCCGTAACCGTGTTGGTCACGCTGTTCGGGTCGTAGTTGCCAGTGCTGGCTACGGTCTCGAAGGTGAACGGCTCGCGCATCCAGTTCCAGTTGTCGTGCATGCCCTGGATCTCGACCCATGCGTCGTTGGTCCAGTTCACCAGCTTGGCGTACATGCCAGTCTGGCCGGTCACCGACGTGGGGCCACCTCCAGTGACACCGCACTCGACGGCCAGGCGTTGCGCGAGCTGTAGGTAGTTCATCTATCAAACCGGCTGCGACAACATCTTCTTGAGCCAGGGCACACCCATCCGAGGGTTCGGGTCGTGCATGACCTGGAAGGGGTAGGTCAAAGACAGCACGTTCTCCTCTTGGAAGCCCATGCTGCCGTCTGGCGCAACGATCTTGCGCTGGCGCACACGCGACTGCTTGGCGTTGGCCAGTACAGCAATGTGATACCTGCGCAGCTTGGCGGTGTCGCCTCGGACCACCATGCGGTAGTCGCCGTTGACGTTGACCTCGACGAAGCTGGGCTCGTTCTCGTTGCCCGGCTCGTTGAAGTGAACCTCGAGCTCGTCGCGCATGAAGGACTCTTCGTCGATCTGGTCGGTGCGGATGACACGATCGGTGTCGATCTCGACCCCGCCTGGCGATGAAGCCTCGGCCGCGGGCGTAACCCGGTTGACGATGTCCACGTCCTCGGACGCAACGGATCGGTTGCGCTCGTAGCTGTTGACGGTGCGATTGGTCATAGTGAAGTCTCCTGGTGTTCAAGGGTGGGGGCCACCCGAAGGTGACCCCCTGCCGACTTAGGCAGTCAGCGGGTTTGCCGGCACGGTGGCCAGGTTGATGAACGTGTCAGTCACGTTGGCAGCACCCAGATCGGTTGAGCCAGGAGTGAACGTCACGCCAGCCGTCAGCGCGATGCGCAGAGCGGCGACCGGGCACACGCCGATGGGCGCGTCGGGGAACATCAGCGCCACGCGGCCAGCAGCCAGCTCGGCAGAGTCCACGATCTGGCCCGGGACGATCGACACAGCGCCGCTCGTGTCCAGGCAGATCAGGTACAGCCGGGTGGAGCCGTTGACGCCACCCGTGAAGCCGCCGTTGACGTTCTGGATACCGCCGGCAGCCGCCTGGTAAACCGACGGGCCGCTGTAGCTGATCGCGATGTTGTCAGTGATCGCCTTGCTGTAGAAGCGACCGTCGATCACATAGGTGACCGCAGCAGCGTTCTGGATCGTGTTGGCGTTGGTGCCTTCGGCCCACGCGCCGCTCGACAGGCCGGCGGTAAAGCCGGAAGAGAGGGAGAGATTGTCAGACATGGTGAAGTTCCTTTCAGTCGGTGACGAACGTGGCCACGGTGGCCGCGTAGTTCGTGTCGGTGACGCCGCCGTCGGCGTCCAGCTTGGCCGCTACGGCCTGCAGGGCGTCGACCACGGCTGCCAGCAGGGCCGCCAGCTCTTGGCGGTCTCCTGGCGCCGCGATGGCGTTGACACGTTGACGTACAGATTCGATGGGCATCTTTTTCCTTTCAAGCGGAGAAGGTTGCGTGTTTTCTGATATTGACTTGAGCCGGTATCACCTGAAGGTTGTTCTCCACATGCAGCCCACACACGTTCTTGCCGCGCAGAGGGATGATGTGGTCGACATGCCACTTGCCGCCCAACATGCTCTCCCGTACTTTGGCAATGTGATATGCCTCGGCAATGAAGAACTTGTTGGCCCAGGAGGGGGTGGCGCGCTTGATGTAGTCAACACGCAGCGCGTTCTCCGCGAGCTTCTTGGAGCAGTCGATCGCGCGGAGTCTCTTCTTACTTTCGTTGAAAAGTTCCCGAGCGCGATCGGGCTGCGCCAGCCGCCACTCGCGAGCCCTGGAGATGTAGGTCTCCGCGTTCTCGCTGTAGTGCTTCTTGTTGTACGCTTTCGCGCACTCACGGCACTTGCTGGCCACGCCAAGCCGAGCGTGTGGGTGCTTATTGAAAGCATCCAGCGGCTTGGTAGCTTGGCAGTGGCAGCAAGTTTTCAGCATTACCGGCTCCAGTCAGGTCACAGTGCAGAGCAAGCCGCTTCACACCTGACCATCCAATTTTCATTGAGACGGACGGCATTTTTGTAGAAGTTCGCTCCTACATAGCCGTACTGTCCCATAGGATTCGCGTGCGTGATCTGCTTTGCAGGCAAGTAGATCGGCTGGATCGCGCCCATGCCCTTCAGAGCGACCTGGCCCCAGGCTTCCTGAGCCACCACCATGATGGGGTAGACGTCAGCCGTGGTGCCGGAGGTGCCACCGTTGGACAGGAAGGTGCCCGCAGTGATCGTGCCGCCGCCAGCCAGGAACGGCTTGAAGTACGGCGAGGTGATGACGCGGAAGCGCTCGACCGTGCCAACCTCACGCTCATGGACCGGCTTCTGCTGGCCGTAACGAGCCAGCGGCACGAAGTTGGTCAGGTTACGGAAGTCGGCTTCCATGTCGGTGTGGATGAACACCAGGTAGCCAGGCTCGACGGCGGTCGTGCCGAAGTTGACCGAAGAGGCCAGCTTCTCGGTCACGAGCTGAGCGTGCGCAGCCTCGAGCTGACGGGCAGCCTGACGCAGCTTGTTAAGCGTGATGCCGGTGTTCACCGACGTGCGGGCCGAGCCGTTGGCGTACACGACGTTCGTGCCACCGCGGACCACACCGTAGGAGATCAGCTCCTCGATGCTGGCCATGTGCTCGCCCACCAGCTTGACCATGTCGCCGGGGATGTCATCCTCGTACATGGACTCAGCCTTGGAGCTGAGCTTCATCAGCACGCCGTACTGCTGCACGGTCACCTGCACGTCCTGGTAGGCGATGGTGCGAGCACCAGGGGTCACGCCTTCTTGCAGCAGGTAGTTGCTGGCGGTGATGCTCGGAGCACCATTGGAGCCGGCGTCGATCGGCAGGGCGCGACGGAACACGACCGTGTCGGTCTTGTTCTGGGGGATCTGCTTTTGCGAGCCGAAGGTGCTCAGCACCTTGATGGGCATGGCGTGCTTGAGCATCTCGCGCTCCGCCATGATGAGGTTCCGGGAAGGAACAAGGGAATAGGTCTGCATGATGGGTTACCTTTTCTGTCGATCAAGTTCGTCCAGGTAGCGCCAGTACTCGTCGGGCGTCATGTCCTCCACGGCTTTCTGGCGCACGTTGGCACCAGACCGCCCTGAAGGAATCGCCGCAGCAGAGTTCAGGCGCTGCGTTCTTTGGTTCGAGGCTGAGCTCGTTGCGTCGGTGTGCAGGTCCAGCAGGCGCACAGCGTCTTGCGGGCTTTCGCTCGCCGCAAGCATCTGAACTTCCCGCGGTTGACGCTGCAACCATCCTCTGAACTCAGGCGTCTGTACTCGGTCCTGCCATCCAGGGTGACGAACCTCGACTGCCATCTCGGATCGCAGGCGGGAGATCTCTTGCGGGGTGACCCCCGCTTGAGCCGGCTGCTGTTGCTGCGCTATGCGCTGCTCCAGCGAACTCAGCCGCTCGTTCAGAGCGGACTCCATTGCCTCCGCGAACTCGGGGTAGTCCGAC